TTGTGTCATTATATATTAAAGCACCATTTGCAGTAAAAGTTGCATTTGTCCATGTTGGGTTGGCAAAATCTAAGTATGCCTTTCCACCTGATGTTGATGTTGATGCTGTTCCAACAACTTTACTAGATAGAGTAACTCCTCCTGCAGTATAACCAGTTCCAGTTATTTCATTTGTTGTTGAATATGCAGTTGTGGTTGCATTAATTGTTGCACTACTTGTAAAAAGTGCAATTTTTATTGTGTCTGCTAAAAAATCATGTAGATCATCGCTTAATATTTCTGATTTAAAAGATGTACACATTGCTTGGGTTATTGCCATTTATTTTCTCCTTATATTCCTGCGTTATATTCTGCTGTGTAGTTTCTTCCCATCTCTTGTTGAAACAATGCGATAGCTTCATCAAATTGTGCCTTGTATAATTGTAGCGTTTCTGGAGCTTTAAGGAAAGAAGAAGTTTCATAAAGTGCTGCAGCCAGTAAAACAGCTTCAGCGTTGTTTCCTACCCATGAAGTTGTATTACTTGCAGATAAACCTGTTTCTGGTGCAACGTAGTCAACTTGGTAAGCTAGTGTAGCACTTGGTGTTGGTGCTATTGTAATTACAATTCCTGATGTAGTAGCTGATTTTGTACTATACATCTCTGGAATTGATGTTGTGCTTGAGTTAGGATAATAATCTCTTAAATAAGAATCAATCCTATGATTTAAATATATAATATTACTAGAAGCGTTAGTAATAGACACTTGTCTTATCATTCTAGCAGTTGGAACAGTATAATCAAATGTACCTACAACTAAATTACCAGTTGTTACACCTCTAAAACAAGGCAAGCTTGGTAATCTTTGAAAAATCATATTTTCTGCTTGGAGTATTATATCCCCAACAGAAGCAGTTAATTCTGTAGAATCATCTTCCATAAAATTAGATATATTTGAAACTAGACTTGCATAATTCATTTAATTACCCCATGTATCCTCTCCCCAAGTACCTTGACCCCAAGTTGTATAAATTAACGCAATATTTGTTGCATCACCAATAGCAGAAGTTCCAGCTACACCTACTTCTGTTATTCTCGCTGTAGGTATTTCCACTCCTATTGCACCAGTTCCAACTGCAACTGATGCTAATATTTGAAAGTTAATTAAAACAGAACCTATGCCAGCAGTTCCAGCTACCCCTACTTCAGTAATCTTCGCAGTTATAATTGCTGTTCCAATAGCCCCAGTTCCTACTGCAGCAGTTTCATCTATTTCTAAATTAATTGAAACAGTGCCTATAGCACCAGTTGCAGTTGCAACTCCACTATTAGCACCAAAATTAAAACTAGCACTTGTTAAGTTTTCTACAGAACCTTTAGATACTATTCCTACACTTGGTCTTTCTCTTATGTCTTGAAATATATCATAGTTATATCCAACAAAAAATTTTATATTTTCTGAATCATTATCTGCTCTAGGTTGGAATAAAGCAGTGGCATCTACAACATTTCTAGCTGGTGTTAATTGTGGGTGTTTCGGCTCCCATTCTTCTTTCTCAACACGCAAGCCATCCCAAGTTGTTTTAAGGTCAGAATATCTAACTTTAAAGCCACTTCTATCGCTTATTGCTACTGATTTTTTACCACTTGCGTATCTTGCCATTATATTAAATTCAATGCTGTTGGTTGTATTCTTAAACTAACTCCATCATTATCAGATGATGCTGCGAAACTAAATGATCTTTCATACATCTCATTTAATAATTGAAACTTATCTGGTGCATATTTTATAGCTAATTTAGATGCTAATCCTGCACATATTGTGTCACTCCATCTATAAGGTATATCTGCATCTTGATTAGATGCATTTACATCTTCTTGTTGGTTTAACGCCCAATACACTATTGAATATGTCGATGTGTTTGGAACTTGCCATAAATAAATCACTGGGGTGTATTGTCGATCAATCATAAATTGACTTGGTTTACCTGATGATGTTTTATTTGGTAGTTGGTTGTACTCTTGTAATGTTATTCTATTTATAATTGTGTCTGTTGATGAGCTACTATCTCTCACAACTGCATCCATTATATCAATAGTTCCTGCTGGTAAAGCATAACTAGAAGTTCCACTAACTAAAGTTAATGTGTTGCTAGTCACAGTCCAATAATTTATGCCTCTATTAGCAAATTCAGAAAATAATAAATTTATACTTCTTCTAGCAGATATAGCATGATCACCAGTTCTTGTTTGAGTATCAATGCCACATCTTTCAAAAGCTTCAGTTATTATTTCCTCAACATTAGGTCTAAATGCTACTGTTCCAGATGTTGCCATTAATTTACCTTATGCAAAAAATATGTTCGCTAATACAACTGTGGCAACTGTGTATGAAATAGCCAAGCCACTATCAAATAAAATACCTTCATCTGGTATCGTATTATCTATAGTTGTATTATCAGTTCCTAGTGTTTGTGCTTTAAAAATAATTGTACCATCTTCTGGAGTGCCATTGTAAAAGTCAACTAAACCTGCTGTTCCTGCAGATACGATTGAGTATCCTTTCATTCTAGTACGATTGCCACCAGCAACTGCACTTGCACATAACGATCCAGAGCCAACTGTAATGTTTGCTGCATATTGAGCAGAACATTCTACACCACTAACTGTTAAAAATAATTTAGCCCCAGCTACTGCTTCTGCTGAACCTGTTGAAACTATAACTTCTGTAATAGCATTACCAAAAACATCAGTACCAGTAATTGTACAAGTTTTTGCATTATCACTAGTACCAGTAGTTGTTACAGTCACATTTCTAGCACCACCACCCAAAAAGGTAGTTTCTGCCATTGTTGCTGAAGTGTTTGGTCTTGCTGCTACCACAAGTCTATCTGGGTCTGCTACATTTTCATCAGCGATAAACCCAACTTTTACATCACTTTGAATACTCATTTATTTCTCCTTAGTAAAGTGGGGGAAATTAATCCCCCATTAATTAAGATTATTGATCAGCAAATGTTGGTGCAGTAGCAGAAATTACATTGCCCCAGACATACCAATTAGTATCATCTTTAGCCAATATATTTAATTCCATTATACCAAAATCAATTAATGTTAATATAGAGTTTGAGTTTCCATCAGAGTAAACTGAAACATTGTCTGCATTTGTATCTAAGTGCTGAACGCCACCAATAAAGAAATTAGTGTCTGAACCTGTGTCAAAAATAACATTTTCAGTTTCTTCTGCAGCACCACCATAAATAAATGTAAAACTTGTTCCTGCTACTGGAGTAGGTAATGTGATTGTACGATTAGCAGCAATTGCAGGAATAACATTTACTCTCCCACCATTAGCTAAACGAGTTAATGTAACACTAGCATCTGTTAATGCTATAGGTGTAGCTTGAAATCCATTAGTAGAAATTACTGGACCAGTAAAGGTTGTATTAGCCATTTAAATCTCCTTGTCTTGGCAAATGTCAGTCACATTATGTAACTGTCAAGGTATTGTTAATTATTAGGAGAGGAGTTTATCCCCTCTCCTATGTTAGTTGTTAAGCACCTTCTGTACCAAAAACGCCACGCCAATCAGTAAATCCAAAAGAATATCTTTCTCTTACTTTATAACGTACATTTCCAGTCTCAAAGTCACCTTCCATGCCTTTTTTCATAGCACTTCTTTGAAACATTTTAAGTCCATCAGGCACATCTGTCTTAATAAAGAAAGCATCTGAATCTACTAAACGCCTCATTACATGATATCCTTGAGGTAGATAACCACCTGACTTGATAGCATTAATGTCGTTGTCAGCAGAGCCAGTTCTTAATTGAGACTCAAGCAATCTTTCTGCAATAAAAGAATATGCTGTAGGAATAATTAACATTGTTCCTTGAGCGGCGATCCTAAGACCACGATCATCTTTCATATCAGCAATATTTATTAAGATACTTTCTAATGAAGTTTCTGATAAATCTGCTGCAGTTGCCAAAGTATTGCTTTGGTTGCCATTGGTTGTTGGGTGAGATGTGCTTAATAATGAAACACCATCTCCACCAGCTGTGCTTGTTGCGTTATTTAAAACATTCGCTGCCTTGATTTCTTTAGTAGAAGCCATAGACCTTGCTAATGCTTTTGTATAACGAGAAGCGATTGACCCATAAAGACCATCTTCTTCAGCTTCTTCTGTAACAGAAAAGGCTAAAGCAATAGTTTCATGCTGATAACGAGCAGTCCACTGTTGTGATGCAGAGTCATAAGAAACTCCAGCACCTTCGTCTTTAGTTGGAGCAGCACCAAAGCCTGTCAACAATACATCTTCTTCAAAGGCTTTTTGAGAAGTGTTGTTTTCAAAAACTTTAGCATATTCTGCTGGGTATTGATCATATTCTAGCCCAAACAAGGTATTTAAACCTGGCTCAAGCATTTTTGCAAATTGTGCTCTATTCATTGCCATTGTCTAAATCTCCCTATATACCAGCATTATCTTTGAGCAAGTGCTCATTGATAAGAACTTCGATTATTGCATTTGCACCCATAGCATTATCTGGTGTTTCATACAAACCAAGAATTTTAACAGTGGCTGTACCAGCTGCCATAGTTCCTGATGATTCAAAACCAGATTGACCTGTGGATGTGGAACCAGCACCAGCTACTAAATCAGCACAATTACCAACATTAGTTTGGGCTATAGTTCCTGCAGATTGAACTTTAAACACAGTATATGGATCATCATATACATATGCCTTAATATTAGTCGCAGTTGTGCCTGTCGGCCAATACTGTGAATAAACGTATGAGCCATCTGCAGCAGTATAAGATACACCTCCGAAAACACCTATGTTATTAACTTCAGTAGCAGTATGAGGTGTGATAACCCCATCTGATGTAATTATAACAGCATCACCTGTAAAGATGTTTTCTGCTAATCCAGAAGTAATTGTATAGACATTTGCACGAGAATAACCATTACCACTTAGATGACGAACTGGTGCTAGACCAAAAGCAGCATCAACATTTGCCATTTTTTTCTTCTCCTAAGTTAAGTTAATCTTCCATGACAGACACTTGCCTGCCACCACTTACTGAACTTTTCCTCTCTTGATAGATTCTTTGTCCAGCTCTTTGTCCTAACGCATCAAGGTCTCCTGCAAGTGACTCATTTTGTTCTGTATTCCTGTTTTGATAATAAGCTTTCATCTGCTTATGTTTCTCCTCAGGCATTTCACATAACAACATGCCTTCAATTCCAATACAACCTTCCCACTGCCCATGATTAATAGTAGGAAACATCTTACTCTTAATAGAACTAGCAGGGCGAGCTTCCCACCCTTCACGCATCCTCTTGAATACGTTGTCTGGTGTGTCCTTCCCCTGAATCGAGGTAGCTACCCATCGTTGTACATATCCAGTTCTCGGTTCTGGTGCATCCAACAATGCTGGTGGTGTCCAATGTGTTTGAGGTCTTGACTCCTCATCTCGAACACTCATTCGGGTTTCTTCTGCTCTTACGTTTCTATTCTCAGCCATGATTAACTCCTTTGACTTTTCTGTATTTCAGAAGCATATTTTTTAAGACCTGCTTCGTCATTAATTCCAAGCTCTCTCGCCATTCGTAACTGATCCTGTGTCATTCGAACCCTATTACCTCTGTAAGTTGAGCCACCCGTAGTTGGTGCTACTGTCTGTCTACTATTTACCCTCTTACTTTGGTCGTTACTTGATATTAACTCAGGAAACACCTTTTGTAAACGAGAATTTAAATTGTTGTAATAGTCATCAGAGTTTTTATCAAATCCCTCTAAATCTAATTGTACATCAATAGCTCTGGCTGCAGCAGTTTCTCTCTCATATCCACTAGAATTAAACCACTTGTTGCCTTCCCACCAACTCATTGCTTTTGGGGGAGCAGGGTTTGTAGAGGCTTGTTGTGCTCTTCCAACTGTTGGCGAAATTGCTTGTTGTGCCCTCATTTGTTTTTGCATTTCTTGCACTCTAACTGCTGCTCTCATATCAGCAATTTGTTCAGAGAAATTAACTTGAGCATCAGTATCGCCTTCTTCAACTGCTTTATGTAAAGCTTGCTTTGTTAAGTTGTAGCGTTTTTGAAACTCATTTTGTGCTTGAGACTCTTGTTGAGTTACATTACCTTTTTCAAGTCTCTCAAGCCTAGCTTTAAGTTGTGCAGTTTCTTCTTGATATTTTTTAGTTTCGAGTTCTGCTACTCTTCTTTGTTCAGTTATTTTATTTATTCGATTCTGAACCATTGCACTATGTTGTTTGTCACTTAGATTTTCTTTTTGTTTTGGTTCTTCTTTATCTTCTTCTTTAACTTCTTCTTCTATTTCGATTTCAAAATCATCTCCACCAGACTTACTCTTGGCTTCTTCAATTTCTTTTTCGATTTCTTCCATTGGGTTTGAATTTTCATTCATGGTTGCGTTCTCCATGCTATTCGCTTGTTAAAGGTATGCAGTAACTTCTACGCCCTCTGGCAAGATAGATGTTATCTCGTCATCGTTAAGTAGTAGAAACCTTACACCATTTATTACCAATTTTTGTCCTGCATATTTTCCATAGGTAACTCTGTCACCAGTTTTAGGCTTATTAGAGATTTTCCAACCTTCTCCAGTTCCTCTTTCTCTATATGCAAGTTCACCAACTCCAGCAACAACACCATGAGCAGTAAGATAAGCTTCATTATCTTTAGCTTGTGTAGGCAATATTATACCACTTTTAGTTTGTTGTTTGATTTGGTTTGGTTGTATCAATATTTTCCAACCCATAGGAATTGGTAATTGATGTTGTCCGATTGTTGATTTTGACTCTTCATCGGAATAGAGCTTTGCGACTTCATGTTGATGAGACATGGTTCATTCATCTCCTTCGTCTAACTTTGTTAATGTTTCGTCAATAATAATACAAGCATCTTCCAATCCTTGTGCTATACCAACGTCTTTTTGATATGAGTGAAAGTCAGATATGCGACCTTCAATCATCTTCTCTGCTATTGCAGATTTCTTCTCCCTTAGATTCCTCTTTATCCTCTTTAGGAGTTCTATCGTGTTCATTTAATTTTGATTCCCCCTTCATAGATACACCAGTTACAAATATTTGTACGTCTTTATTTTTTTCCATAACTTTTTTTACCTTTAGCTTTAATGATTTTCTTTTTTATAGCTTTTTTCTTACCATACATAGCTTTATCTCCCTTAGATATTAACGATGAAAATTGTGTTCTATTCATAACAAAACCCTTTGTTTATGTATACATAATAACGATTTTAAAATAAAACACAAATAAATTAATAAAAACTCTATTTATGGGTTGACTTATGTATATACATTTGATAATCTCTTATTAAGAAACGAATAACGAATAACAAAATTTGGAGAAGAAAATGCAAACAGTTTTATCAAAAGAAATCGTAGGTTATGGTAGCTACAATAGTTATGTAAATAAAAAAGATCATCCTACTAATATTCATTATAGTTTTGAAAGAATATTATCTAATAAGCGTACATTACATATATATGGTTGGGATACAGATACACCAATATGGAATATTAATTATACAGAAGATGGTTATAATTATAAGACAGTTGGTTGTGTTACTGCTTTCCCTTTAGATGAGGTACAAGCATCAATAAAGACTTCTAGTGGCGTTGACTTCACTGTAGCTAGAAACGATCCTTATCAAGCATTTGTAGCAGTTGTAGATGCTTTGTCTACAACAGAAGAAGAAGACCAAGCTTTTTATCAAGCATATGGATATTAATAAACATTTAATAAGGGTTGACAAGTGCAAATGCATTTGTTAATCTCTTTAAATAAGATCAACGAACAACAAAAAATGGAGACTACATTGAATACAATAACAGAAAAATTCGCAAATCACTTAGGTTACTCAGACATCAATCCTTATGAAGTTGTAAGAGTTGTTTCAGAAAAATGTGTTGAAATCAGAGCAATGGATGCAGAGCCTATCAAATGGAAAAAAGATATTGTTCAAGGTGGCTTTTCTCATCATGTAAAAAATCAAGATGAGCAGAAGTGGGATATAACTTCTAATGAAGCAAACCCAATTATTAGAATTAGGTTAGTTAAATCTGGTAATAGATATGATCCATCAATAAAAGATTTTGCAACAGTTTATGGTTGGAAAGATAAATATCGTGCTAGATACTCTTTATCTAATAAGCCAACTAAATTTTACGATTATAACTTTTAATTATAGGGGGTGAAATTCCCCCAACTTTTAATAAGGAGAATAAAATGAAATATCTAATCTTTACTTATCAAGATGAGTATATGACAGATGAACAAGATAAAAAGATTTATTTTTCATCTTTAGAAGATGCTTACAATCAGTTAAAAACATACTTTGATGAAAAAAATATATATGCTTTGATTGATGGTGATACAACTTATAATTTTAATCAATTTGCATCAATGAATAAAATACATGATGAGGAAGATTTAGAATATGATTTTAAATCTAGGCATAATTATTTGCCTAATTTATACAATCAATATGAAAATATAGGAGCATAAAATGGGTGAATATGAATGTTGGGATTGTGACGAAAAGTTCCATTTAGAAGAGCCACCATATGATGGTAGAGCAATATGTGACGAATGTCGTAAAGAGGATAAGCAAAATGAAAAAGGTATTT